TTGAACCAATCAAGAAAAAGGTTCAAAAACAACTACAAGCTAAAGTCAATAAATGGAAGGAAAACCAGAAGAAAAAAAAGGACTCCTTGGAAAAATCAAAGACGGAATAGAAGATCAAGAACAACAAATACAGATTCTTGGTACATTCGTTCGTCTTGGTGTGGTTGTCTGGAGTGGGTTCATAATAACTTTAAACTACGTAGAATTACCTATGGTTAAGAAATCTGGCAACTCAGATATCACGTTCGTTGCTAGTGTCTTCACTGGAGCCCTTGCAACATTCGGCTTGACCACTGGTAATAAGAACGGGAAGAGTAACACACCCGTCAATTGTCCTATGGTAAAGAAAAAAGAAGAATGAAAAAATGGCTAATTACGCTGTTACTTCTCTCACCAACTGCCGTGAAAGCAGAACTCGTGACCCCACAATTCACTCAGGGGTCCATGAACTCAACTACAACAACAACTCAAGAGATTGTGGAGGAAATAACCACCACAACTTATGGATCAGCTTTAAATTCATGGGATGGAATCAATATTACTCATACTTCAGCAACATCTGGAGGAATAGTAGATTCAGATTCCGTCTTCACGATACATACCGTTGGCGATCCTTTCTCATTAGAAGTAGTGACAAGAGCAGCCAGCCAAGTGTTATCCGTAACAGAGATAGAAAGAGAAATCGATACTACCTCCACTACGGTCTCATTATCAGTCTTCTCACAATAGGAGTACCAAGTTATGCTGAAGAAGGGGAAACCAACAACACCTCGAATCCGGTTGCTGCGGCTACTGGAAATGTCACAAACCAAGCAGTCCAGTTCCAAAATAATGGAGCACCTTCGAGGCAAGTCTATGGTCCGAATATCTCCTGCAACGGATCGACGATGACGTTTAGCCCATTTTATATGGGCAATCATACAACACCGTTTGACGATGAGATGGCTCAACAGAGCTATACCGTTGCAGAGAACTGGGGTTTCCAAGTTAATTTCATGGTACCCCTAGATCAAAAGGGATTACAACAGTGCAGACGTATGGCAGCACGTCAGGAAGAAAAGATGAAGCTTAATTTTGAGCTTGTACGAATAGACAATTGTGCTAAGCTTCAACAGAAAGGCTTTATGCTTCTTCCCGGTTCTCGTGTTTATCATCTCTGTAGTGATGTAATACCTATATCTGCATTTAAGAAAGCAGAAAAGAAGGTTCTTGAATGTACAAATCCACCAAAGCCTTGGTATAAGCCTTGGCAAAAACCTAAACTTCAATGTCCTAATACAAAATAGATCATGGCAGAAGAGAAAGCTAAATCAAAAGCTAAAAAAGAAGTTGCTGTAAAACCTAAAAAAGTTTACGGTAAAACTTCACTTAAATCCACTCGTGGAACCCTTGACAGAAAACCCTAATTTCACCAAACAAATGATTATCATCAAACCAATCCTTATGGCTTTCCTTACCTCTAGTGCAGTTAAAGAACTTGTCATATCGCTATTAGAAGCTTACGTTGAATCCACGGATAATACCGTTGATGATCAAGCCGTATTAATGATTAAAAAACACTTATTCCCCGGTCTTAAAGATTAATGGCTCAACATTATGCAAGTCTAGCAAGAATTGCTGACTCATTTAAACAACCTGTTGCTAATTATCAGTTAGATACTACAACTGATGATGCTAGTGTAACAATCCCATGGGCTAGTCGTTGTATTTCTATCTATTCAAGAGATAAGCAACATAGATGGTCTGTAAACGGTGCATCAGCATCTAATACACATTTCATTGCTCAAGATGAACGTCTTCTTATCCGTATGCCTGATAATGGCGGTAATGATATTAAACTACACGCTAGAGTAAATGGCTCAGGTACAGGTAGTTTAGAAATAACTGCTTACGCAGAGGATAGCTAAAATGGCTAGAACTAAGAGGGCAGGAGAATCACAGTTTAACGAATTACATAAACTTGTTACAGAAGAGTTCTTAACAAGAATTAAAGCTGGCGAAGCTACTACTGCTGACCTTAAAGCTGCATCTGACTGGTTATACAAGAATGATATTACAGGCGTTGCCTTTGATACTTCCCCTCTTGGTAAGCTGGCAGATATAATGCCACACGTTGACTTTGATACTGTCCAAAAAACTATACATAGATAATGGCTCCAAAAACCCTTCCATCATCTCAGAAGAAATCAAGTGCCAAAAACTACGCAAAAAACCCCTTGTCCAGAGCCAAGAAAAACGCAGCTCAACGACAACGAAACAAGCTCAAGGTCAACAAAAAATACCGAGCCTCCCTTAACCGTGCCCGAAGAAAAGCGGGTGTATATGGCAAGGGCGGTAAGGATTTTTCACACACTAAAAAAGGAACCTTAGTACGTGAGAACCCATCTAAAAACCGAGCTAGAAATCGTAGTAAAAAATGACACCAGTACTTCCAACATCTGAACACTACTTACAAAACCTTATAGCCATGAAATCATCTGATGCACATCGTCTGTGGAGAAAAGCTATTAAGGAAGCAAACAATTATGAATGTATTTACTGTGGAGAAAGACATTATGAACACAATCTTACCATTGATCATGTACGCCCCAGAACAATGGGAGGTGCTAATACTACTTCAAACTGTGTTCCCGCCTGTAAGTCGTGTAATCAGAGCAAAGGAAGTATGAACTGGGTTGACTGGTTTCGGGATAACTTCCCGCCAGACCCTTTTAGAGAAAATTTAATACTAACGTGGATTCAATAAAATATGCCAAGAAAAAAAACTCCTTCATTGGAGTCACAATTAAAGGCTGATTTTAGGTTTTTCCTGACAGCTGTTTGGACACATTTAGCATTACCACCACCTACAAGAGCACAACTCTGCATAGCAGAATACTTACAACATGGACCTAAAAGATTACAGATCCAAGCCTTTCGAGGTGTTGGTAAATCTTGGATTACTGCGGCTTTTGTTTTATGGACGCTATTTAATGATGTTAATAAAAAGATAATGGTTGTATCGGCCTCTAAGGATAGAGCTGATTCGTTTTCTATATTTTGTCAAAGATTAATATTAGAAGTTCCTTGGATGAGTCATTTAAGACCTAAGAATGATGACCAAAGATGGAGTCGTGTGTCATTTGATGTAGGTCCAGCTGCACCGCACCAAGCACCTTCGGTTAAATCCGTTGGTATTACAGGTCAGTTAACTGGAAGTCGTGCAGATTTGATGGTTTTAGATGACGTGGAGGTACCAAACAACAGTATGACCGAATTACAACGTGAAAAATTACTGCAATTGGTGACTGAATGTGAGTCTATACTTACTCCTAAGAAGGATTCTAGGATTATGTTCCTCGGAACCCCTCAAACAACCTTCACTGTATACAATAAATTACGTGAAAGGAACTATAAACCGTTTGTATGGCCTGCTAGGTACCCCCGAAAGGTGGCTATGTATGATGGCTTACTTGCTCCACAACTAGAGAAAGACTTAGATGACGAGACAAACTTGGCTTGGAAGCCTACAGATAACCGATTCAATGAAGAAGATTTATTGGAACGTGAGAGTGCTATGGGTCGGAGTAATTTTATGCTCCAGTTTATGTTGGACACTAGCCTGTCTGATGCTGAAAAGTTTCCTCTCAAGTTTGCCGATCTCATCGTTTCGACAGTCAACCCCACACACGGACCAGAAAATATAATATGGTGCTCTGATCCAGACAACATATTAAAAGATTTACCTTGTGTAGGACTCCCGGGAGACTACTATTATAAACCTATGCAGATACAAGGAGAGTTTACTCCTTATCAAGAGACTATCTGCAGCGTAGACCCCTCTGGAAGGGGCACAGATGAGACTGTAGCATGCTTCATTTCCCAATTGAATGGTTTTATGTATCTACACGAAATCTACGCCTCTAAGGACGGATATTCGGATGAGACCCTACTAAACATACTGCGGCGCTGTAGGAAATATAACGTATCAACTTTACTCATAGAATCAAACTTTGGTGATGGTATTGTTTCTGAATTATTTAGAAAACATTGTGCCCAAACTAAGACACATATTAACATAGAGGAGACTAGAGCTAATGTCAGGAAAGAAGATAGGATTATTGACAGTCTTGAGCCTGTCTTTAATCAGCATAGGCTGGTGGTTGACCCCTCAGTTATTAAATGGGATTATGAATCGTGTGCTG